TCCGGGCTTTTTCTTATTCTCTTGCCCGGTTTTGTGATCGGGAACGCCGTCAACGATCGATGAGGAGAGCCCGCGGAATTTAATGTCGAGCGTAAAGCTTGTTGGTGAGCCATGCGACGTGCGCGAATCGATTCGAAAAGTGCCTGCGAGTTGGCCGTCGAGCATAGCAGTGCCGCGCGCACCATCGATTAGCTCCTGTGCTGGTGGGTTGGTGGCGTTGAACATCTCGGCGCCAGGCCATGAGAGCGTGATCGTGCCCTCGCATGACATCTCGTCCTTGGCCCGGCGGAGCTCGAGCTTGATCATGTTGTCGTAGTTGACGCCGCCGCACGAGATGTAGCACGAGCCCCGCTCCTCGAATGCCATGGCTCACCTCGCCGGGACCGTTGCCTCGCGGCCGATAAAGAACGGCGGCATTTCGGGGTTGTAGTGTTCGACCTCCTCGTAGCGCGTGCCGTCACCGTAAAACTTGTGCGAAGCGACCAGCGACGGCCACACGCCCTGCACCGAATACTCGACAATGCCCGGCAAGCGGATGTTGGCGGCCAGCAGCGCTTGCGCGGCCTCGGCTCGAGCCGTGCGGATGGCCATGACGAGCTTGTCGTCGCACCGCCGCGTCGCCGCGGCCTCCTCCTCGTCATAGACCGCCATGATGAAATCGAGGTCCTGCAGCGCCTCGCTGACCGTGCGGTATTGGGTGGCGATTGCCACGAGCGCGTAGTCCCGCGCCATCGTTAGGCGCGCAGCGATGACCAGCGTCTCGACCGAGAGATTGCCGGAGATGCCGGCGTCGACAATCTGCTTGTTGAATTCGCGCAGACGCTCGAGCGCATCGGCGTGCACCAAGCGCACGATGGCCGAGCCGTGGTCGATCGGCTCGAGCACCTCCTTAAATTCGCTGTAGATCATGTCGGCCGAAGCCACGGGAAAACCCATGGCCATGCGTGGCGCGGGCATGTGCGGGAGGATGATGTCTTGGACCGGCTGCGCTCCGCGCTCGAGCGCAGAGATGGCGTCGAAACCTTCCTCCTCCTCGACCGGCTCGAGCAGCCGCGCAAGCGCCAAGCTGATGGTGGTCGCAACCTCGGCCGCCGAGGGGCTCGAGCGCTCGTTGGGATTCCAGGTCCCGAGGGCCGCTGCCGCGACCGCAGCCGAGGCCGCCGTGTAAACCCAAGCGAGCGACGTTCCCGCACGGTAGGGCGACATGCTCTCGGCCGCTTCGACAAACTCAAAGTCGAGCTTGGTGCGGCGCTTTTCCTTGAAGTAGTCGAGGCGGGTCGTGAGCTTGATGCAGGCGCAGCGTTGCGAGCCGTAGGCCGGGTGAATGAGGATGCCAGGCTCGGGGCTCTCCGCCGCCGCTGCCATGGCCCCGGTCTGCCCGATCTGGTCGCCGCCGATCAGGTAGCCGCTGACCTTGAAGCGCCGGGCCTTGCGCCCGAGGTCCTTCCACGCAACGCGCTCCGAGAGCGGGTACTCGTAGAGGTGGCCACGCCGGCCGAACGTGTCGTCGGTGTCCGTGCAAAAGAACGGCACGCCCTTCCACGAGGCCGGCAGATAGGTCGGGACCGCCAGGGTGAGCCCGGTCCCCGGCACTACAGTCGACGGCGTCGGCGGGCGAGGGTAACCGGGGTCGATGCAGTCAGCCATGGCTAGGTCGCGCTGTCTTTGCCGGTTGAGGCGCCGCCGCCGGCGGCTCCGGCGACGTTCACGTTGACGTTGACCTTGGCCGCGCTGATGGCCGCCGCCGCCGCGGAGCCGATAGCGCTGCCGATGGCGCCCGGGTTGATGGCCGCGGCGAACGCCGCGCCACCAGCCGAGCCCGCTGCCGTAATACCGGATTGCGCCGCGCTGGCGAAGGCCTGGCCGCCCGAGCTCCCGGCCTCGGTGATCCCGCTCTGCGCCGCGCTCGAGAACGCTTGCCCGCCCGAGCTTCCGGCCTCGGTGATGCCGGCGGCTGCGGTGCTGCCGAGCTCGCTGCCGGCCGCGGTGATCTGTGAAGCAACGCCCGAGAGGTCGATCGCCTGCAGCGACGCCATTGCATCCTGCAGCGCCGAAATGTCCGGCATTTTTATTTCGGATTCCTGCACCGCCTGTTGGAGTTGGCTGACATCAGGCTTGAGCGGCTCGGCCTCGACCGCGGCCTTGACCTCGCTCAAGTCGGGCTTGATCGGGACCGGCTCGGCGGGTGGTGCAGCGGCAGCAACGGCGGGCGCCAACTCCGCCGCCGCGGCCGGCGTCGGCGTCACGAGGCTAACGGCGCCCTTCACGCCCTCCACGAGGGCGCTGCCGATGTCCTGGTACGCTTGCCACTGCGCGGCCTTGCCTTGGAGATACTCGCCGGTCTTGCCAGCAAACCAGCCCGCGAATTTGCCGGCGGCTTGAGCCGCGGACGGGCCGCCCTCGACCAGGCCTTGGGTGACCGCCTCGTTGTACTTTGTCAGGCCCGGCGTCGCCGCTTCGCCGAGTTGGTCCCAAAAGCCTTTGTGAGCCTGTGTTTGCTCGGCCTGCGATTTCTCAAAGGCCACCGATTGATCGCGGAGTTGCTTGGGCGCGATGTCGCTCGTGAAAGCATTCGAGATTTTCTCTGCGCCCGCTGCCCGATCGGAAATTTCTTTGTCGGTGAGCTCGTTGACCACCCTCGACATTGCCGGGCCGGCGCGCCGGGTCATTGCGCTTTGGAATTCATTCATGGCCGCTTGCGCACCCTCGTCGCCGCGGGTGATTGCTTCTTGAAGTTGTGCGCGCCGTGCGGCCGCGCGCCTGGCGAATTCAACCGGCGTCGGTGGTGCTTCCTCCGGCCGAAGACCGATCGTCTCGAGGTCTGCCTGTAGTTGCTTGCCGCCCTCGCGGAGATTTCTGGCGAAGCGCTTTTGTATGTCCGCCATTCCCTTCTCGCCGAACAAGCCGGCGCCCGCCGCGCGCTCGGCGGCAGCTTGCTCGTAGTCAATGCCGGCCTTTTGTGCCAGCGCGGCCGTTTCGATCACCTTGCGCGAGGCTTCGGCGGCGACGACGTTTGCTTGGCCGAAAACTTCCATTGCCCCCTTCGCCACGCCAGCCGCGAGCGCCAGCCCGGAGAGCGCTGCAGCCGCTACGCCGGCGGCATCCGCCCAACCAACCGCGGCCGCTGCCGGGGCCGCTGCAGGTACGCCGGGCGGTGCCCCGGGTACTTGTGGCACCGACACGCCGGCTTTCGTGACCGCCTGTTGTTGCGCCTCTTGTTCGATGAGTTGCCGGCCAATCTCGCGACGTTGATCACGCTCGGCGCGGACCACCGTGTTGTAGGCCTCGCCGGCGTCCTTCACCCCCTTCATCGCGGTTTCGACATCGCCGCCGGCGGCCTCGACCTCGCGCAAATTCTTTTGTGCCCCGACGAAAGCTTGCTGCGCTTGCTTCATCGCGTCGGAGCGGCCAAACGATTCCAAGGCCCGTTGCGCGTTCTCGGTCTCGTCGCCGAAACCGCGCGCGGCAAATTCCATCTGGCGCGTTGCCTGCACTTGCGCGTTCACGTTCTCGCGCAACGCTGCCGGGTCTAGGAATTGCGCCGAGCGGAGCTCCTCGCCCGTGCTCTTTAGCGAGTCGAGCGAGCTCTTGAGAGCGTCGATGCTCTCCTGGCCCTTGGTGACGATCTGTAGGGTTGCAGTCGAGGTAACGTCGGCCATGACTACTCGAGGTCCTCCTCGTCAATCACCGGGCCGCCGCCGTCGCGCAATGCCTTGTGCCGCTCCTCAAGCGATGCCCACAATCGGGCGGCTCGCTGCAGCGTTAAATGATCCCACGAGCCCGGCGGCCAACGATACTGCAACGCGACTAATTCAAGGTTCTTTTCCACCGTCCGCCCGACCTCGCGAGCTTTCCCATGATTTTGGTCCTTATGATCAGGTAATCCTGATAGTCCATCGTCTGAATGATGACGGTCGACATCGGCAGCCGCGTGCCCATCAGGTGGCCGAACGTGCGCATGAAAACGTAAAACTCCTCGGCGGTGCCCGCGCGCGCGTCCAAAAATTCCGAAATCTCGCCGAGCCTGCGCGCCTGGAATTCAATTTGCCGAACGACCTCCGGCTCGGGGTCCTCCGGCCCGCGGTTGAGCGTGATCGGTTTGCGCAGCGTGTAGATGATCGGCTGTGTGACGCCGTCGCCGGCGTCCTCGGGAAGCTCGTAGTCGATAAACTCGCGGTAGATCGAGCCGGCAAGCGCGGAGAGCTCCGCCGCGTCGGAAGCGTCGAGCTCGTTGGCCTTAAAGTCCTCGCCCGGCGCGCCACCGTTCACCGCTTTGCAACAAGTCTTGGCGAAATGCCGGACTTGATCGGCGGGTTTGTTGATGTCGGCGAGCTCGAGCAGGTCCTTGGCAGAGGGGCGGTAAATCACAAGCTCCTTGCTCGATCCACCGCTCTCGGTCTTGACATCTTGGCGGAGCACTAACCGGCCAAACTCCTCGGCCATGGGTCACCTTACGCCGTCGCCTGGATTGGCAGGAGCTCGGTGATCACGTCGCAGATCATCTCGACGTTCTGCAGGTTGGTCTTGGCGTCGTAGGTGTCCTGCGAGATGTTGCTGGCGTGATCGCTCGAGAACGTGCGGCCATCGCAGAGCTCGACCACCATGGCAACGTCGCAGAGCTCTTGAATTTGCCGCACATACATATCGATCGGCACGAGCATCGTGGCGTTCACTTTGGGATTGCGTTTCTCCATCGTGAATTCGCCGAAATGTGCCTCGCTGCGGTTTTGGTCCGACACCAGGATGGTGACATCGCCGTCCGATTGCAGGCGCATCGTGCGACCGTTGATGACGAAGTTGAGAACGCCCTTGCACTTGATGCAGTAAGCCATGGCTCACCCTTTCAGCATCGCGACGAGACAGCGCCAGCCGAGGCGAAACATTTCGCCCCGGCTCATGCGAAAACGAACGACGGTTTGCGGATTCAAGCTTTCGACGCGCAGCACACCGCCGTTGTAGTCGATCAGCGGCCCGGTCGAATGCCAGAACAGTGTCATCGTTACCTCTGGAACGTGCCGCCGCCAGGCACGTAGGAGCCTGGCAACAGCACCGGCGGGATGCATGCGAATTCTGGCGACGCATCGATCGTGGTCGCGATGCGGGCCAATTGATTCACCAAGTCGATATCGAGAAGCACATTCACGCGATTCGGGTCGCAGAAATTCGGAGTGTTCGTGCGCTCGACGCGGACCATGCGCTCGAGGTAACCCGGGTCCTCAACGGTCCACCCGAGTTGCGTGCCGCGCAGCCACGCGAGGATGCTTGCCTGCAGGATGCGCGGACTTACGGCGCGTTTGCCGGGAGGGATCGGCGTGCCGTCGCTGACAAGCGAGACGCTCGAGTAGTTGCGGCGATACCAGAAACCGAGGTCGCGAACGAATTTGACCACGGTGTAGCGGTTCTCGACCCGCTGCCAGGCGCCATCGGGCGCGCCGGTAAATGGATCATACTTGTAGGTGGTGAGCGGCTCCTCGATCCACAGATTGGTCATGCGGATGCCGCGCGCATTCGCGATGTCCCAATTGGCAATGCCGGCGTCGAAAAATGCCCGCTTCTCCTC